CCTTGCCTACCCTCACATGCCGATCTTTAGGTATAGTAAACCTTTAGAAAAGCATTTCCTCTATCGAAAGCACTCAGTAATGACTAGAACCAGAATCATTGACAGGTCCGTGAAGAACGGTACCTGGAAACGTTATGGTGCTACGTTCGGCGGGAATGGTGTTAACTTGGAAACTAGTGTTTGCACCGATGCCCCAGGTTATGGGCTCGGTGACAACCTACCTTTTCAAGTTGACCACGACTTTTTCCTTGGAGGTGGCGTCATCAATAGTATTTTGCCTGTCACAGGGGAAGATTCTACCCCCCTATTTCAGGGTTATACTGCTGATGCGTTTTCCTTTTCAGGAAGGCCGATGTTCCCGCTTGTTACTGATTATCCTGGAGAACAGTCGTCTGCGGCTTATGCTGCAGCGGCTATAGCCAGAACAACTCCGAATCGTCCAAGTGTGGACGTTGTTCAGAATGTTCTGGAGATCGGTGATATTCCTCGGACACTTAAAGTCTATGGGACTAGTCTCATAGAAAAGTTAGCTGAGAATTATCTCCGTTACCAGTTTGGTATTAAACCTCTGGTAAAGGACATCGCGCGAACCATCAATTGGTCGGCTGACGTTAATCGACGTCTAGCTGACTATAAGAGGTTGCGCGATACCGGTGGACTCAGGAAGACCGTTACACTTGACAGCCTTACCAACTCTTGGGACCAAAGTAGAGTAGTCCTTCAGAGCGCTGGAGCTTGGTTTGAAGATAGCTTCAGCACGGTAGGCCACAGGAAGATTAGAGGTCACGTTCGGTATGTACCGAGCGCCGACTTTTCTAAGTATTCCCAAGTGGAAATGTCTGCGATGGCCACGCGAGCCATGTTTGGTCTCGAGGCGAATCTCTCCGGTTTATGGGAGGGACTACCCTGGTCGTGGCTTATCGACTGGTATACCAATGTTGGTGATCTGCTTATGCAGACACGTAACATTGTGCCAGTATCCGTATCTCAGGTTACCCTGATACGGGAGACTACGTCAGAGTCCGTTACTCACGGTATGGAGGGAGGCAATCTCAGAATCAATCCTGGGATTGTCCGCAAAGTCCGTAAGGAACGGTATCCGGCGTCGGCCGCTTTCGATGCTCACTTGCCTTTGCTTGAGGCAAGCCAAATGGGCATACTTGCTTCGTTACTCGTGATGAAGCATAAGTATGTTTCACCACGGTAGCTTACCACAATAGTGTGGGAAGCAAGTTAGGAGTAGTACCATGTTTGCTGATCCAGCAGTTGTCACCATCAATGCGGTGGCCAAGAATCTCGTTCGTATCAATCAGGATAAATATTCATCCGAATATTTGCTCCGAACTGCTACGGAAGAGTTCCGGCTGAACATCAGGAACACTTTTTATACGGATAAGAAGCGTGGTGTCGTAATTGATCGACATAACGCTGAACTTATCCATACTGTGTTTCCTGTTGCGCCCTCGACGACTTCCTTTGTAAGGAAGGTCTACACCGTTCTCGAAAATCAACGGGGTGATACCCTTGTTGATCCACGATACGTTGCGTTGGGGCTATTGGCGTACTTGACGTCCGCCAACATCGACAAGCTGATGAACTTCGAGTCCTAATAACCGTGAGGTTAAAAGGAAAGCAACTCGGAGCACGATCGCTGAATCAGTGACTTGGACTCTAATCATCCAGAATAGGATCTTAGATGAAAAGCCAAGTAAATGCTCTACTCCATGTCGTAGGGGGAATCCTTAAGGATATCTCCCTGACATACCCGGAGCTTAAGGAAAAGTTGACCAAAGATTTGGATCGACTCACCCTTAATTGTCAGACTAGAGGTTTGGGTGTTTTCACACTTGACCTCCCTCACCTTGAGAGCTTATTACTTAAAGCTCTTGAAAGTGGGCGCCTTGTATTAGAGGGACCATTTTCTAAAATGGTTTCTTCTAATATCAGAGTGCCGAAATTATATTCGGGCCTCTGGTTGCGCGTGTTTGACAAAGACTCCAGCTTGAAGCATGAGGTAGATGTCAATGCCCTTTTCTTCTTGCGTCAACTTTTAGTTGTTGGCAAAAGAATTGAGGTGGCCTGTTCCGACGATCGCATCTATGCGAAAGTAGGTGAGTACCATGACATCGAACGAAGTCTTCGTCTGCCCAGTTTCACCTGGAACGACGATGAGCTCCGCTTCAACAGAGGAATGCATAGTGTTGTACGTAAGTACTCACTATATCCCTCAGATCATGGTTATTATGACCGTGATCTGTATCTCAATTATGATCTTTCTAATTGCGATACCAGAGAAATACTGGTCGAGCAAGAAGGGAAGATTCATAATGAAGATTCTGTCGAAGAAGCATATATCAATGGTGATCACAGCCTTGTCCATATTGTACAAGCTGTTGACTACCCCGAAGGTGAAGAAGTAAGACAAGGAAGTCTATTTTATGACAACCAAGTCGAACGACGCCATTCTTTGGATGATATACGCACCCTCAATAAGATCCAAGAAGTTGCGGATCTTATTTTTAGTACTTTTGATCAGTTCGAGCCTATTGCTTTTAGCAGTTGGCTTTATGAACGTGGTCAAGGTACTGGCTTCAAGCATGGCCCTGGGGCAGTTGCGGAACGGTTAAGTCAACATGAGAAATCATGTTTTCCAAACTGGCCGCACAAGCTTCAGAATACATTTCCTTGGCAAATCTGCGGCAAAACCGCAGGTTCTGACTTGGAGATGCCTTCTCATCATGAGATGGCATCGCGTCTGATTTGTGTACCAAAGACCGCAAAAGGTCCAAGGTTAATAGCAGCTGAGCCGACATCACATCAGTGGTGTCAACAGCTTCTGCTTAGGTTCTTATTTGTTCAGTGTCGTGAGCACTTCGGTACTCACTTCATTGACTTTAAGGACCAGAACAAATCAGGTGCTATGGTTCTGAAGGCATCCCTTGATCGTGAGCTCGCAACAGTTGATTTATCTGATGCAAGCGATCGACTCACGTGTTGGACCGTGGAGCGTATAATGAGGTCTAATCCGACCTTATTAAAAGCTCTGCACGCCGCACGTACGAGGTACATCAAAGACGAAATCTCTGATGTTCCGAGCTTCCTGTTATTACGGAAGTTTGCCTCGCAAGGTACTGCCACTACGTTCCCAGTAATGAGCCTTGTGATGCTTTGTATTGCCTTGGGATGTTCCCTTGGCGCTACAGAGCGGGTCACATGGCCTAAATTACGAGAACTTAGGACCAAGGTTCGTGTATTCGGCGATGATATTATCTTGCCGATACACGGGTATGAGCGACTAGTGCGCACAATGGATCTCTTACAGTTGAAAGTGAATATGGCCAAAAGCTATATTCACGGACACTTCAGAGAATCATGTGGTACGGACGGATTTAAGGGGTTCGATATTACCCCATCCAAACCGAAAACACTAGTTGCCGACAGTCCGGCTTCGTGCCAGGCTGTAGTAGACACATCCAACAATCTCTTTAATAAAGGACTGTGGTATGCATCATATACAGCCGATGACCTTCTTCCTATTTCGGTACGAAAGTACCTCAGGATTGTGGGTCGAAACGAAGCTGGCTTCTCCGGTCTCCTCAGCAATATGGGAAGCGATGAACGTCATCTTATCAAGAGATGGAATTCTCGCTTACATAGGCACGAGGTCAGAGTTTGGTCAATACAAGACCGAACTCGACGACAGGAGAGAAGCGGATTCGACGGGCTACTGGACTTCTTTGCCAGAGCACACAATTCTCGCAACCCTCGGGTTGTGTCTGAATACGTCGACCGCCGAAGGACGATCGCTCGTCTTTCATGGGAGCCCCAGAACACTGATGCTCGGATATATGATTGATATCATATCGGTCGGAGGATTGGAAGAGACGTTGCTCGATACAATTAGTAAATGTATCGAGAACGGTCGTCCATTCCATCTGGACAATCGAATGATTGACCAGGTCCTTCCGATAGGATTAAATCTCTATCCTAATGAGCTTCAGGACTCTTTAGCAGATTTTATTGGAGTGCTTGGTGAACGAAAGTTCCGCAAGCACGCTGACAGGTTTTCTCAAAAGGTGTGACGTAATCCTTCCTTTATGGAAGCTTACTATCACACTTTAAACCTGTGCAGTCAATAACTGTACTAAAGAGCATAATGCTCTGGGTGGTTGGACGATTCCGTCTTTTTGCAAACCTAGAAATAGGAATAACAAAAAG